TATAAGTCCTGACAATAGACGCTTTGGTTTAAGCCCTATACCAGATAAAGTATATAGGGTTTGGTTTTATGCTTATAACTTACCTACAGAGTTATCTTCTTTTGGAGACGAAATTATTTTTCCAAATATCTATAAGCCTGTTTTAATTGCTAGAATTCGTTACTACGTTTATCAGTTTAAAGAAAATCCACAGATGTCTTCTTTTTCTCTTGAAGATTATAAAAGAGGTTTAAGGTTAATGAAACTTCATTTGATGGAAGCGGCTCCCGGTTATTTCAAAGACGATAGAGTAAGGTTTATTTAATGTCACAGCCTTTTGGACTATCCTCTAAAGGCGGTTTATATACCAGCTTAAACCAGCTGGAGATGCTGCAGCAGCCGGGAATTGCCTCTAAGCTTGTAAACTTTGAGGTAGATATTAACGGCGGCTACAGACGTATTAATGGCTTTACGTCTTACGGTGGTGCAAGCGCAACACGTCCTGCGGGTGATACAAAAATATTAGGCCTTAAAGGATATGCTGACGGTGTAATAGTTTGTTGCGGAACCGATATATTTTTTAGCAACGATGGCATTACTTGGTTACAAATTAATAGAGCCTCTGTTTCAGGCACAGGCGATGACTACACAACATTTACGGGCCGGTCTATTTTAACCCGCACTAACCAAGGTCAGTCTTCTTTTGCGGTTTTTGAAGGCGCTACTTATAATTACGGTGAAGTTATTATTGCCGATGGCGCAAATAAACTTTATTCTTTTCGGATGGAAGGCACAGGAACTTTAGAAACACGAACCTTTTTTGCAAATGAAATTACAGTAGATGCAGCAAACGCTGTTAAATATATTACAGTACATGATCATCACTTAGTAGCTGCTGGTGTTGAAAATAATTTAAATAGTATTTATTATAGTGTGTATAATGATCCCGATAACTTTACGGGAGTCGGTGCTGGTGCTATTATCATAGCCGATCAAATAACAGGTATTAGAGGATTTAGAGAGAATTTATTTTTATTTGCTAACAATAGCATTCATAAACTTTCTAATATTAATGATCCTAATAATATTAGGACAGATCCTGTAACAGAAAATGTAGGCTGTCTTTCTGGATACTCTATTCAGGAAATAGGCGGAGACTTGTTGTTTCTAGCCCCAGATGGCATTAGAACTATTGCAGGTACTTCACGTATTGGAGACGTTGAATTAGGAACAGTAAGTAGACCAGTACAGTCTATTATTCAAGATATTTCTGAAAACATTGATGCTTTAACTTTAGCAAGTGTAGTAGTCAGAAATAAATCTCAGTATAGATTGTTTTATAATTCTGAAGGAACTGCTAATGCTTCTGCTAAAGGCATTATTGCTACTTTAACAAAAAATGGTTTTGAATATTCTGAAACACGCGGCATTAAAGCAACAGCCATTAGTGCAGATTTTGGATCAGACAATGTAGAAAAAACATGGCATGGTGATACAAACGGTTACATTTATAAACATGATACAGGAAATGCGTTTAATTATGCTGGAGTTCCTAATAATATTGTAGCCTCTTATCAGACTCCTAATTTAGATTTTGGAGATGTAGGAACTAAAAAGACTATAAAATATGTACGAGTATCTATAAGCCCAGAAGGCGAAATACAACCTACACTACGTGTCCGTTACAACTACGAAGATCCTACAGTTGCTCAGCCTTTAGATTATGTATTAAACGGTATACCTTTACCAAGTATTTTTAATTCTGGTATATTCGGTACTAATGTTTTCGGGGCAACTCCAGACCCTTTAATACGCCAAGCAGTAGAAGGCAGTGGAGATACAGTAAGTTTTATTATCACAAGCGCAGACATTTATGCGCCTTATACTATTAATGGTCTTTATGTAGACTACACCCCTTCAGGTAGGAGATAACAAATGGCTCAGAGCTACACAAGACAAAGTACATTTGCTGATGGAGATACAATAACAGCTTCTTTGTTTAACAATGAATATAATCAACTTGAAAACTCTTTTAGTTATTCCTCTTCTAATAGCTCTATAACTGGTCATAGACACGACGGAACCGCAGGGCAAGGCGGTAATATTTTTAAAATAGGTGACATAGATTTTTTAAATAAAATTGAAGTTGATGGAACAAGTAATCGTTGGGGGATATATGTCGAAGTTGGAGGCGTTTCTACAGAGCAGGTTCGTGTGCAAGATGGAAGCATTGTTCCTGTTACTAACAATGATATTGATCTTGGCACATCCTCACTTGAGTTTAAAGACTTATTTATCGACGGAACAGCTCACATCGATACTTTGGACATCGATGAAAACGCCACGGTTGCTGGAACTCTAGGTGTAACAGGCATCTCTACGCTTACAGGTAACGTAACTGCCACTAACGATCTTTCTATAGGCGGAAACCTTACTGTAACAGGCAACGCTACTATTAATGGTAATCTTACGTTTGGCGATGCTGCAACAGATACAGTTTCTTTCGGCGCTGATATTAACAGTTCTATTATACCAGAAACTGACAATACTTATGATTTAGGTAGTATTGCACAAGAGTGGCGTAATCTTTATATTAGTGGTACTGCAAATATTAATAGCCTTGTAGCAGACACAGCAGACATTAATGGCGGTACTATTGATGGTTCTATAATAGCAACTTCAGATATAACTGTAGGAGCTGGTAAAACTTTAGATGTTTCTGCAGGTACTTTAACTTTAGCAGATGGCCAAATATCTGGTGATAAAGTTGAAGGTGGTACAATAGCTGCTACAACAATTACAAGTTTAACAGCAACAAGTGCAGACATTAACGGTGGAACTATTGACGGTACAACTATTGCTACTTCTGATATCACTGTAGGAGCTGCTAAAACTTTAGATGTTTCTGCAGGTACACTAACTCTTGCAGATGATCAAATTTCAGGAGATAAAGTAGAAGGTGGTACTATTAATGCCACTACAATTAATACCTTGACTTACGGAAGTTTGTCAGACGGTATAATTACTGTTACGGCTTTTGTAGATGAAGACAATATGATTTCTAATTCAGCTACGCTTGTGCCTACTCAACAATCTGTCAAGACTTATGTAGATACTTTAGTAGCAGCAACCAATGAAGTTGTTGAAGATGCAACGCCTCAGTTAGGTGGCGACTTAGATCTAAACTCAAATGACATTACTGGTGCAGGTAATATAAACATTACAGGTACTATTCAGTCTTCTGGAAACATTACAGGAACTTTAGCTACTGCAGCACAAGGTAATGTTACAAGCTTAGGCACACTTACCAGCCTTGATGTTTCTGGAGATCTTACAGTTGATACTAATACCTTAAAGGTAGACAGTACAACTAATCGCGTAGGTATCCTTAATGTTTCTCCAGATGTTTCTTTAGACATTGGCTCTGCTACAGATGCAGTCCATGTCCCTGTCGGCACGACGGCGCAAAGGCCCGGAACACCTGCTGCTGGTTACTTTAGATATAACGCTGACCTTGAGCAGTTTGAAGGTTACACCGATACTTGGGGCGCTATTGGTGGCGGTGGTACAAACACATTTACTTACGATACTTATACTGGAGATGGGGTCACTACAAACTTTGTATTGTCTCAAGCTACTAACCTTGAAGGCAACCTAATTGTATTTATTGATGGTGTTTTTCAAACTCAAGACGCTTATACAATCAGCACAGCCAGCGGTATTACCACTCTTATTTTTAGTGCAGCGCCTGCCAATACACGTAAGATTGTAGTTTATACAATTGCTGCTGGTGTAAGCGGTAATAATTTAAACTTAGATAGTTTCAGCGGTGATGGCGTACTTACAGATTTTACGCTATCCATTAATGCGATTAGTGAAAACAATACACAAGTATATATCGATGGTGTTTATCAGCAGAAAGATGGGTACACTGTAACAAACACAACACTTAGCTTTAGCGCTCCTCCTCTTAATGGAAGCACTATTGAGGTAATGACCTTTACTCAAACAGAGGTTAATGTCCCTGTAGACAATACTATTACATCTGCTAAGTTGTCTGGGGATCTTGTAACTCCGGGTAATCTTGATGTCACGGGTACGGTCACGGCGGATGGGCTTACTGTTGAGGCGGCAAGTGGGGCGGAAGCAGCCCGTTTTGTAACCAACGATGCTACTGCTGCGAACAACGCTGGGGCACTTATATATAATATTGCTTCCGCAACAGCGGCAACAAGAAACTCGCAGTTGATACTAGACCCATCTGGTGCAAATGCGTCAGGTGGTGACTATTTAATAATTTCAGCAAAAGGTGATAACTCAGCAAGCATTATAAATTACCACGCAAATTCTACATTGGCGTTGGGCACTGCTGGTGTTGAACGCATGCGCATTAGCTCTACAGGGAAAGTGGGCATAGGTATGGATCCTGACACTAACAATGTGTTAAGCGTCAAAAACACTTCAGGAAAAGTCATTAATCTCACCAACGGGGTTAATGCTGATTTATATGTTGACCTAACATCTGGGCTTACCTTAGTTTCACCAAGCACAGGAACACTAGCATTTGGCACTAGCTCCACAGAACGCATGCGCATCGATTCCGCGGGCCATGCCATCATTCCTGCTGGTGTAACGCTAGGCACAGCGGCAGGTGTTTATGCTGCGGCTAATACGCTGGAAGACTATGAGGAGGGGACTTGGACAGTAACTGCTAATACAACTGGAGTAATTATAAGCTCCCAGAATTGCAGATATACAAAGGTAGGTCGCTTAGTAACACTAACTGGTTCTATAACTTTCTCAGCGTTGCCATCAAATATTTCAACTATGCAATTATCAGGAGCGCCCTTTAATTGTTGGGGAGAACACACCGCAGGAATTGTCAGAGAAGTCACAACCGTAGGAGCAATTTACGTTATGCAAATAAATCAAAATACAACTAATTTAGCGATGAACTCCTACAGTGGAGTTGCTAACGGCTCAGCTCGCATCTTTGCCATCAACGAAGGCTACAACTTTTCATTGACTTACACAGTTTAACAACCATACGCCTATCAGAGATAGGCACAGACAGGAGAAACACAATGGCTTTAGAAAAAGTAGTAACAGAAGACAAGATTGAAATCGTAGGTGAGTTCAAAGCAGTACAAGTACGAACCTGCACCAAAGTAATGGAAGACGGCGTAGAGCTATCCTCTGGCTACCACAGACACGTTATCACGGCGGGTCAGGACTACAGCGGCGAATCAGCAGAAGTGCAAGCGATTTGTGCAGCGGTTCACACGGCAGAAGTCATCGCAGCCTTCGCAGCATCACAAGGAGACACTCCATGACAACTTGGACAATTTCAACTTTAGAACGTGGACTACAGCAAGTTAGTTCCAATGCTTGTCAAAGAAATCCAAAGCCTACGCGCACGAGTCGCACAACTAGAATCTTAACAGGAGACATTAAATGGCTTTAACAGAAATCCCTATAGAGTTATCAAGTTCTCCGGGAATTGTAGATAATAGTAACGCGACTGCTATAACTATTGATGCCTCTGAAAATGTGGGAATCGGGACGAGTACGCCTAATCAGTTGCTTACGGTAGCAGATAGCTCTGGAGGAGCAACAGTAAACATTTCAACTGACCAAGCTCCGGGAAGTATTAGTGCAAAAAAATACATGAACCTAGATTTTTCTGGTTTTGCCGATACTGTAATGGCAAGAATACAATCTTGGGATGAATCAAGTAGCACTGGTAATGGTTATCTAACATTTCACACAACACCTTCGGGCGGTTCTGTGACAGAACGCATGCGCATCGATGGGGCTACGGGCAGTTTATTGTTGGGTCAGACTTCAGAATCTTCCACAGATACGGGGCATATTTTTAATCCAATTGGCGTTGCATTTCACATCAGAGATGGTGGTGTGCCTCTCGTCGCAGTGCGTAAAACAGATGACGGTGAGTTGGTTCAGTTTAAAAAAGATACGGCTGTAGTAGGTAGTATTGGTAGCGAAGGCGGCGACAGCGTATATATACAGGGCGGAACTACTGGCGGTGCTGGTCTCCATTTTAAAAATAACACAGGAGACATTAGACCGTTACGCAACGGCGCGACAATAGACGCAACCATTAATCTAGGCTCTGACACAAGACGCTTCAAAGACCTCTACCTATCAGGCGGTGTTCAAAACATTACAGCTAGTGGAGTTGCAACAGGAACATTAATAAGTGCAATTACTGGCGTAACAAACGGATTTCAAATATCAGCCAATACCAGCAACGAGATGACTTACGATTTCAACACTGGTGCTGGGTTGAAGATGCGCTTTACAAATGATGGGAACTTGCTGGTGGGGACTACTTCTACTATAAACAGTGGGTTGGGCGTATTTTCAAAGGCCAACAGCAACCAGTTAGTTATTAACTCATCAAACTCTAATGGAGGTTCGCTTGATTTTTGTAATGGGGGTGCCTCTGCATCGGCCCGTATAGGAGGTCTAACTACAGGCACAGCTACTGCGCTTCAAGTACAAGTCGGAGCAACTGGAGGGGTGCAACTTGCGTCTGGAGCTACCTCTTGGACATCAATGTCGGATGAGCGTTTAAAAGATATTATTGAGCCGATTTCGGATGCAGTAAGCAAATTGCTTACCTTACGAACAGTGATTGGTAAATACAAAGTAGATGCGCCACAGGTTCGGCGGGTTTTTGTTATCGCACAAGATGTTGAGAAGGTATTACCAGAAGCCGTCAGTAAATCAACAGTCTCGCTAGATGATCCAGAGGAGTTTCTAGGGGTTGCGTATTCAGAACTAATCCCGCTGCTCATTGCTGGGTTCAAAGAACAACAAGCCACCATTGAAGCATTAACAGCCCGTATAGCGGCACTAGAATCTTAATAGGAGAAACAACATGGCTTTAACTAAAGTCTCTACAGGAATGCTATCGGCTGACGTAGCTTCTATAGATCTTAACAT